GGCTACGCCATAAGTGTACGAAAGGTGAGGGCCCTAAAGATTGGGCTTTGCCCAATCATTAATGATCGACTACGTCGATCTTTAGGTCTCGTCCGACATTTCAGTAGTGGTCAAAGACCACTGGTAATCTTTACATGATCAATGTCGGGTCGAGCCATAATTTTGTTTTGAAAGCCAAGCTTGGAAAATAAAAAGATTTTATTTTAAGGGGGTGTCAATAACTTGGTGTAAAGAGTCAAAAGAGCTGCTTGGTCGAGAAGGGTGTCGTGATCCAACAAGAGGGCTTGAGGAATGAAACGATGCCACTTGGAACTTTTTCCGTCGGGATTTGGCAATACAATGACAAGGGGATAAAAGATTCCGTCACTACCAAGAATCACATAGATAAACACGGACTGGGCGATTGATCGTAGGATCATGTAGTCGGGTCCCACTTCTTGGTCACGCGGCAAACTTGAAGCAATGTAAATGGAGTCAGGCGTAGCACCTCCAGACCTTTGGAAAGCATCGTCTCGCAAGACAATGACATTGATGTGGCGACGGATGCGCTGAGCAATTCCCAAGAGGATGGGCCTGTAGCAGCTGTGGAGAGTTGCCACATCCGTTTTTCCCTCAAGCGCCCGGACAGGGTAGTAGGGTAGTGGATAGGATGCCAAGGCAGCCACTTCCCGCAAAACCCCAGAAGTCGCTTCCCACAGGTTGGGACTCCCCATGTCGGTCAAGACGGAGAATCCCTTCCAAGAAGGCCCCGCTGCCAAGAGCTTCACCAAGACATACCCAGTTTCTCCTGCAAACGTCACCGATTTTTCCAAATCTTCAGCAAAATTCAAAACAAGGGGAATATGGGAGGGATAGCTAAGGCGTAGGGAGGGTGCATCTTTCCGGTCCTTCATGCCGTCACGTACACCTTTGTCTTCAGGTAATGAATGTGGATGTTCATGGCTTCCACTAAAGCTTTTGGTTGACATGGTGGAACGGAAAGATTGTGTGTGTTTAGGCTTTGAAAACAAAAGTGACATTTACTGAATAACAACAATAGTCTCCGTGTTTTTCCAAGTTATGGATTCTTGGTTATAGGGGCCGGAGATCTGACAAGGAGTTCACGCGTCTCATCCATTTCGACTTGGTCACCATTGGAAAAGGCCTGGACCCTCACCCTGGTGACGTTGTACTTTCCGTCTTGACGCCGATCATAGTACTCTACCAAATAGGAATCGACAGGGATGTGTGAAGGGCTTGTGGAGTGGCGCTCCTCACTTGAGGCCTCAGACCAAGTGGAGGAAAAGGAATCCCCATCATCAAACGAAAATTCAAAATCGTGGTCAATCACAACCTCATCAAGATTAGGATCCTTTCTACCAATGCTTGGAGCTTCAAGCTTTCCCCACCCGTATGTATCTTGAACGGACGCAATTGGGAGATCAACAATTCTTGGTTCGTCCATGCGTTCGAAAAAGGTATCAACAAAAAAGGACATGAAAATTGTAACTTTATTTTGTTTCACAATAACCAATTCCCATAATGCGTCTCTCACGCGAGGCGACAAGACGGGTGGAGGGTTCCACTAGAATAGGCTCACTAAAGACGAGGTCATACACGTCTTTGGTAGAGGTTCGGGTAAAATCGGCAGTGAGGCTGCGGGCCCCGACATTGATTTCAAGGTTGTCTCGGCGATGAATCTTGCACCGTTTTCCTGTTACGGCCCGTTTCAAACAATGAAATCTGAATCGTCCCTTGGTAATGACTGCGTCCCGAAGGGTGCCCGGTGCAACCATCCACTGGCCAATCAAGCCATTGGATCCTGCAACGGCCGGATCAAGAGAGGTACAAAATCCAATGAGACCACCGGGAAAGGATCTGGTCAAGCTTGTTTTTTCGGATTTCATGGAAAGAATGGTGGTGCTCAAGGGGCGCCATGTCCCGTCGTCAAGTTTCTCGCCCGGCAAAATGTCAACCCGGTCTCCAACAGTGACCGTCCCTTCCACAATGGTTCCTCCCACAACCCCTCCCATCAAATGGGTCGCCATAGGGGCACCTGGTTTGTTAATGTCAAAGGACCGTACAATGGAAGCCTTGAGAGGAAGAGACGCCTTGGCGGCGATATTGGGTTGGGGAAGCTCAAGAAGGAGACGGATAAGAATTTCCATATTGATCCCGAGCGAAGCCGAGACAGGTACAAGGGGTGCGTTTTCTGCAGTTGTTTTTGCAACAAATTGGCGCAAGGCATCACGGTGGGCCCATGCGTCATCAAGATCTACCAAGTCCAATTTGTTTTGGACAAGAATCATATTCTCAATCCCCATCATCTCTGCAGCGACAAGGTGTTCTTCCGTCTGGGGCATCGGACACCGGTCGTCTGCGGCAACGGTCAAGAGGGCGGCATCCATCACGGTTGCACCACCCAACATGACTGCCATAAGCTCGTCGTGTCCCGGACAATCTGCAAACGAAATAAAGCGTTTACACTTGACAAGGGTGCCGTCTGGAAGGGTGAGGGAAGGAGGTCCATCGGCCCCTCTCGCCGCAAAGCGTCTTCCCTCTTCATCCGAATAAAGCTTGCACGCCGAGTAACCGAGTTTAATCGTGATGCCTCGAATTTTTTCTTTCGAGTGGCGGGTGGGTTTGGTTCCTGTCAACCACTTTACCGTTGTGGATTTTCCATGGGCAACGTGACCCAAGGTGCCCACAACCATGCTTGGCTGGTCGAAGCTTTCAATGGATTCCATTTGATTTAGAGATTTATGTGGAAAGATTAAATGGATAGGCCGGGATTGACCGTTTATGAAAATTTTGTGGGGTTAGATGGGCGCGGCTCTGTTGCTGGAAAAGGGAGCTATGGCGTCGTGATGATTCATTCCACTCCAAGCGGTAAAGTGGCCGTCAAGGAATTTACAGAAGAAATTAGTTCGGGTTTGTCCTATTCCATCATGCGCGAACTCGCCTTTTACGGGTACCTCACCTCCATTGGAGGCCATCGTGCATTCCCCAAAATTCATGGGATTCGATGGGAAAAGAAATGGCTTAGCTTGGTGATGGATGCAGCCGGGGATGCCTTGAGTCTTCGCTCGATACCGACATTGGATCCAGTCGAGAAACTTTCCATTGCAGTTCAAATTATTGATGCAACCTACTTTTTGCACCACTCTCTCGGCGTCTTTCAACGGGACATCAAATCAACCAATCTTATATGGAATGGGGAGGACGCAAAGTTGAGTGTTGTGGATTGGGGCATTTGCCGTTTTATTGAAAACCATGCGGGGAGGGAGTTGACGCCCATTGTCCAGACCCTTCCTTACCGTGCCCCTGAAATTCTCATGGGTCAAACCACCTATGGTCCTCAAGCAGATGTGTGGTCTCTAGGTATATTTTTACAAGAACTCTGGTCAGGCGAATTACAGACAGGAACTACTGAAATCGAACAATTATTTCTTTATTTTCAACAGTTTGGGACACCAGACGAAACGACATGGCCTGGGTTCTCTGACCTCCCCCATTTTTCCCATGACTTGCCAGTCTGGAAAGCCAAACCCCTGGAGGGCCTGTCTGAACGCCAGGCCAATTTTCTATCTCATTTGCTTGTGTTGGACCCGAAGAGGAGGTGGACCATGGGCCAAGTGCGCAATGCCTTTTATCAAGAGTTTGAGCCCCTCTTGGAAATGGCCCCTGTCTGGAGCTGGGATCCCGTTCCTTCCGTCTACCCTTCTAGAGAGGACCGTGACCTAGTTATGGGAAATGAAATGCCTGGTCTTTCATGGCCATCAAGCTACTTGGCCAAACGTGGCGACTTGTGGGCATGGATGTCGGAAATGGAAAATCGTGGGGGAGATCCACCTTCGAGTGCGGCACATGCCATGTCACTTGTAGATCGATATGTTTGTTTGGGCCTGACTCTAAAGATGGACGAATTACGACTTGCGGGTCTCGTCGCAACTTGGATTGTATCCAAGCTCCATTCCACCATCATTGATGATCTAGACGCGTGTCTCACCCGAGCCGCTACAATGGGTCTAACAAAACTAAAAAGAAAAGATGTCATTCGCCAGGAAAAACGCCTTGTAACGACCCTTGGCTTTGCCCTCATGGACCTATCTCCCCAACTTTTTTGGCGCCTCATTGTCCATCGCCAGCCTCTTGACCTAGACACGGGTTACTACCTTTTGGATCTTTGGGGTTGCTCTCCTGATTTTTCAAAGGTGGCTCCCCAAGACGCCGCTTACCAAGTCCAAGAGTTTTTAATGAGGAGACCAGGTGGCAGGATTACCCGTGGTTGTAAGGTGGAACCTGACGGTAGAGTGACCCATGGGGAAGAAGAAACCAAGAAAGGCAGTGAAGGTGTGGCGCCGACAAAACCCGTCATTCAATTTTTAGAGCAGGCCCTCGCAAACCCTATGGCCTATAAAGACATTTCTAAAACAATTCGCCATCGATCAAAGAGCGTTCAGGACTTGAATGCAAAGTGGCAAACTTGGAATAAATTATACACCTTTTAATATGGCTGCTTCTTTGATTAATGGCAAGATGGTTGCGGCGGAGCTTCGGGCTGCCTTGAAAGCAAAATGTTCTTCTTTCAAACGTCTGCCGAAATTGGCGGCGGTGATTGTGGGTGACCGCCCCGATTCGGCAACCTACGTCCGGATGAAGGTACGTGCTTGTGAAGAAGTGGGTATTGAAAGTGCGGTGGTGAGGCTTGGTGTTGACATTGGCCAAAAGGAGATGGAGACGGAGGTTGGTCGTTTGAATGATGATCCAGGAGTGGATGGCATCTTGATCCAGTTGCCACTTCCTTCCCACCTTGATGAACGGCGCCTCTTGGAGTCGGTGGATCCTTCCAAGGACGTAGATGGATTTCATGCCTCCCATCTTGGACTTGTGGCCATGGGTGCCACCAAAGGCATTCCCATCTCTTGCACACCCAAGGGCATCATGACCCTTCTTGATTATTACGGTGTGAACCTAGAGGGGAAGGAAGTCGTGGTGGTGGGGCGTTCCGCCATTGTCGGGACTCCCGTTGCCCTCTTGGCCATGCGCCGATCGGCCACCGTCACCATGTGCCACTCACGGACCAAGGACCTTCCGTCTCACCTTGGACGTGCCGATGTGGTCATTGCCGCTTGTGGCCAGCCAAAGATGATCCAAGGGGAGTGGTTGAAACCTGGAGCCGTCGTGATTGATGTTGGAATCAACCAAGTGGATGCACCTGAAACCAAGAGGGGCACCCGCCTGGTTGGTGATGTGGATTTTGAAAAGGCGTCCAAGGTTGCCTCCCTCATCACACCCGTCCCCGGAGGTGTAGGCCCCATGACGGTAGCCTCCCTTCTTGAAAATGTGGTGGAGGCCTACCAGCGGCGCAACTCGGATGCCTAACTCCGCCTCAATAATAATCATCAAACGCACCCCAATCATCCCCACATCCGTCGTCCCACCCATCACTCCACTCCTCTTGAGAGGTGTGTATACAATAATAATCGTGGTCATTGTGGCAAGAGGAAATACACTTGAGACATGGACAGGGACAGCACGAACATGTAGAAGAAGGACGGAGGGTGGCCTTGTTACAAACACAAGGAAAAGGGGGACGGAGAAAAGCACAAATGAGATGCAAAACATCGGGTGGGTAGGCAGGAAGGAGGCGTGGCCAAAGCTTTAGGTGGCGATCCGGATGGCATGCTTTGCATGGACACTCAAGGTTTAATAGGCTCAAACTCGGTTCGATCACTACCCTATAAACCATTTTGAGGACAATCTTGTAGTCACCCGGTCCAAGCATATTCCCCTTGTGGGACACGTCTTCCGGAAAGCCAAGCCCCATTCCGGGTTGAACCGTCTGTGGGAAAATGTGAAGGTGGCCATGGCGTTGACCAAAGAGGTGGTCTTCTACACACCCCCGTCCGCGGGTCGCCATGTAGGCAAGAAAGTCCAAGGGTTCGGCTTGATCTTGTTCCTGATCAGGCAAGTCAAGGCGGCGGATCAAGGCATGATAGTGTTCAGGCATTCCCTTGATTAAGGTGTAGCCTGATTCTCCTAAAGATGACTTGGCGTCGAGGCAAACAAGACACGCTACCGTGGAAGGTCCCCTGTCACGATGCCAATTAAAAAAATCTCCTTCCTTGTAGAATAATATTGAAGGGGGTGAAGCAAGACCCTCCACGCCTACCTTTTGGCCCTTGAGACATGTGGCGACATGCGGTCTTACAGCCTGATCAAGAAATTCATAGCCTGCTTCATCCTTGATGTAAACCTTGGCGGATGACCTCCGACTCAAGTCGGTAAGGGCCACCCCATCCACTGTCGCCACTGGGGCTGGAACCCCTCGACGTGCAACGAGGCTGAAAAGATCCGCTTCGCCATACAACTTGCACAATTTGCGAGCCAAGTCACCCACATCCATCTGCCATTCAAAAGGCATGATGGGTGTAACACCATCCAGCCGATCCATATACCCCGGACCACTCTCGAGTGGCACTGCCCTGGCCATTTTATAAAATAACAAAACATGTAAAATTTATTTTTTGACTTCATTGGTACGCATTGGGAGGAGGACATGGACGACAAAGAAAACCTCAAGGAAGAGCCGAGGTGAGGAAGGAGAGCGACGACGAAACTGCCTTGGTGTAGTCGGCCTGGGCCTCGAGCTGGAGGACGAGCATCCGCTCAATGACGGGCTGGATGTCGTCCATCGTAAGACCGAGGTAGGTGAAGATCTCCGTCAGGGCCGCCACATCCACAGGCTTGGGTGCCTGGCTGAGCAACATGTGGTAGGGTGTCGACCCGACCGACCTTGCCAGTCGCATGACGGCATCACTCTCCTTGGCACCCGACTTGACGAGGGCACGAATGACGGGTGGCTCGACGGGAGCCGAAGGAGCTGCTGAAGCCGAACCACCAGAAGCGACACCTGACCAAGTCTTGCCGGGACCGTCCTCCGTCCCAAGGCAGACACCGACACGTCTCTGAATCTCAGCGTCCGTCCAGTGTGGAGCAACGGCACCACCCACCGACCATGGCAGCCGAGTCAAGTCCGAGTCGCCCTGGAGAGATGCCCCTGGCGTCATGACAGTCTTGAGGTTGCGGATGGGAAGTGGAGTCGAGGGGTCGGAGCGCATTGCCTGGAGACGCTCCATCTGGGCCTGAAAGGCTGCCACCTCCTTCGAGTCGTCCTCGCCTGCCAAACGCTTGGCATGGATGGCGGCCTTGAAGGGCTTCATGATGCCGCCGTGCTTGCACAAGACACCCACCGCAGCATCCTTGGCCCGTGCAAGCTCGGGAGCGCCGGGGGAAGAGCCTCTCGACACGGGGATGAAAAAGGCGCGCATGATGTCTGAAGACTGATGGCGAAAGCCGTCGTCAAGCTCGCCAAGGTTCGATGGTGCCATCTCGACCACCCGCTGAGCCACCTCCTGGTAGGTCGACGGATCGACCTCGTCCCACACCATCAAGACGCCGGCACACACACCATGCCATGCGGAAAGAACCGCACGACGGCGGTGGGCCTCGGCACTCGTCATTGTAGCGGTCACCTTGGACTTGCATGCCAGAGCCTCAATGGGCGGTCCCGTCACACATTTGCGGATAGTGCGTGTGGCCAAGTCGGCAAGGTTGGCCCGGAAGGCAGTCATGTCCCACCCAGTGTAGGGCAACACGCGCATGAGGGCGCGGAGAATCCACATCTGGTTGACGGGAGGGACGGCAAGGTTGGGCTTGCCCATCACCATCTGCCACAGGGACGATGCCGGTGAAGCGCCTGACCCCATCGTCGTCAAGACAAGACCCGTGAGGCCACGAAGGATGCGTGCCGAAGTCGACCCAAACGACTCTGCATCGGCCCGGTCGGGAACCGTCGACATGCGGTCCACAAGGGACTGCATCACCTCGAGGAAAAAGTGAATGACGAGAAAGGTCAGCTCCTTGGACGCTGGCGGAATGTCAACGGTCCGCGAGGCATTGCCCTGCGAAAACATGGAGCGAAGCAAGATGCGGTACTTGGCAACCACAGGATGGTTGGCCTCCTCCACCCAGTTGAAGACACCGGGGTGGTCCATGTCCACGTAGCGCGTCAAGATGGGAATCGGCACCATCGACAAGTGACGCATCGTCGTCGAGAGGGGAAGGGCCACCGAAGGTCCGGCAGGGAGTGCCAGGGTGTGGCCACGGTCACCGTCAGAAATCTCGGCAAGGACAGACACCGTGACACCATCGGCCGACACAAAGTTGGACTTGAAATCGGCAAGGCGGGGTGCTCCGGGGGCAGCGACAGGTGTGGCCATGAGAGTGGCACAAAGCGTCGACGACGAGGTAGCCTGCAAGAGGGGTGTCAGGGCAGCCGGTGAAGGCAGAGTCACCATGACAAACTCGTCAATCTCCTCCAAAAACTCGCGCAGAGCCTCGGGAGTCATCGTTGTGGCAGCCGTCACGTTGGAAGCAATGGCCTCCTGACGGGCCATGCGTGCCAAGTCTGCCTTTCGCGAAGACGAAGCACGCTGGGACACCATGGCCTGGAGAGCGTCCGTCAACTTCTGGAATGACCGCTTCACCTCGCGTCGCTGGCCCGTCAGAGCGGCAATCTCCTTCTTGATGGCGGCAATCATGGCCGGATCCGCACCCTCCTCCAGAGCACCAAAACGTGCCGCAACCTCACGAAGCTTGGCAACAATCGGTGCCTGGATGGCCGTCACTGCGTCGTTGAGGTCCGTGACGAGGGTTGACCGCAACTCCTTGAGGGCGTCGGGCTGAAGCATGATGGAAACCTGGTCAAGGGTCGACACGAGGAGGGTCTGGAGAGCCTCCACATCGTCACCCGAAGCTGCCGTGCGACACCGGTCGATGACCTCGCGGTAGTCGACCATCCCCTCACCGGCAACCCACACCCGAGGGTCATTGGCGTCTGCCAAGACTGGCCAAGGAAGTGGCAGGTTGGACTGGCAAAAGGCCGCCAGACGCTCATCCGAGAGCTGGTCCGAGACGTCGCCACCAAAGCGAATGGTCGGCCACAAGTCCAGACCGGGCCAAGGGACACCGCGGTACCATGCACGCTTGCCGCCCGGAAACTCCACCAGGGCCATCGACATGGGACCACCAAGGATGAAGGCGTCACGGGGAAGGGCCGTCATGACTGCCTCACGTGCCGCGCGGTTGGAAAAGTCAATCATGTCGGGTACCTTGAGGATGAGGATGCCATTGACAACCGTCTGGCGCGTGGCGGCAACCTGGCGCGACCAGCCGTGGGCCTCCACAAAGACGATGGTGAGGCGGCCCTCAAAGCCAGCCTGGTAGGCCCCCATCGAAGGAGGGACACCCTTGGCAGGCTGGGCCAACATCAGGGCGGCCGCATCAGAGCCACCCTGGCAAGTGCCAAAAATGTTGGGAAGGGTGACGGGGGCAGCCGAGGCATCCATGGGGGCGACGGCAGTGCCCGGTGGACCAAAGGTGGGACCACGCAAAAAGGTGAAGCGCGTCATCTCGGTGCCACAGGCGCCAAGAGGCGCCGACGGGTCAGGGCGACCATCCCACAAGAGAGACTCCTGAACACCGACAACAAGTGGTCCCCAGTCTGCCTTGGTCACCTCTGCATCATCGCAAACGGCTGCAGGTTCGGGTGCCTTGGACTCTTCGACTGAAGTTGGCAGAGCGACAGCCGGCACCATCGCCTCGGCAGCCAAGCGTGCCTTTGTCGCCTCAGCCTCGGCAATGGCCGAACGAATGGCTTCCATGGTGGGGTTCCTAGTGTCGCCCGTGTTGGTGCCCTCGACATTGAGCTGTCCAGAGAGGGTGTAGGTGACAAAGCACCCCTTGGCGGCGTCGTACTCCGTGGCGGCTGCAAACGACGAGGTGGCATTGCCAACGACGGCCTCCTGGATGGAGAAGGGCAAGAGGAAAAGCGTCTCCCGCTTGTAGTCGACAATGACAATCGACGGCATCTGGGGACTCATGGTGCGGAGACGAGTCGAAGTGAAACCCGTCGCTCCCGTCACAAACCATGTACCCGGTGTGGAGGGAAAGGTCATGCCGTGCATCAGGCGGTCGGTGGCCCCGTGACCCGGTGAGGCGTGATGGGTGTGGAGATCTCCTGTGTGAGTGGCCCCGGCCACGGTCCGTGACGAGTAGGTCAAGCAGCTACGAGAGGCGCTGAGAGGTGGAGGTGCACGAGAGTCGCCCGTCCACGGGTGGGCCGTCAAGTCAAAGTACTGGCTGGAGCCGCCAGGTGCGCCCTTGTTGGTAAAGGCACACACTTGCCATGCTGCCGCAGTGGGACGGGCATGGTGAATGACCTCGCCAGGGGCAACCGTCTGCACCGTAAAGTTACGGAAGCTAGACGTGGCAGGAAACAAGGGGAGGTGTTCCAAGAGCATGTCGTTGGTTGCGTCCAACGAGACACCCGAGATGAGCGTCTGCTCCGTGACACCCTCAAGCGACATCACCTCAAAGCCCGTCTCACGCTTGATGAGGATCTGGCGCGTCCCGTCCTCGGCAAAGACGGAAGCCGTGTTGTCGGGGAAGGAAGCAATCCATGCTTGCACATCGTCGCGCTTGGTGAGGCAAGGGTTGACTGCAAAGGCAAGCCCCCCAAGGGAAAAGGTGCTTGGTCCTGTGGAGGCCATGGGGAGGGGGAGAGGGGGATTTGATTGTGAAGCTGTCTGGCCTCCCATCCCAAATTGAATTGAAGAATTTTCCATTCATTTCATCTGCCTACGGCCCTACCGAATCTCTTTTGAATATAAACGAGGATGCCCCTCTCCAAATCCAAGGAGGAACGTCAACTTGTCCTGGTTCTCGAAGCCAACAAGGGGGCACCCACCCACATGGGGCCCGGCACTCTCACCGTAATTATACTTGGAAGTCTATTATTTATTGGAATTTTAGTGATTGTTATTTGGTTAACTGTCCTCCACCATCGCCAGGTGGATGCTTTGGGATTGGATGGAAAGTCATCAAGCCACCTTCCCCCCCATCATCCTGCCATCCATCCCCCTTCTGCCACCCATCATCCGTCGACCCTCCCCTAAATTCTACCACGAATCTGACCTTAGGCGATGGTGTTTTGGGGTGGGAGTCTTTGAGCACGAAAAACAACACAAGAGACGTTTCCATAGGGGACGTGGACCCAATCCCGCATTCGAATCATTGTCACTCTTGTGATCACTCTCAATCGAATCAAATAAACAATCCGTTTCTACTTCTTCAACGTCTGCAGGGTGTGCGTAGAGGTAGCCCTGGTCACGCGGAAACGTCGACCTTTGAATGGGTCGGGTGTATTTTCCACCCCTCCAGTAGTCTTGTTTCAATGACCGTTTAAAAGAGGGCAAGTCTTTGACCGAGTCAAAGGGTGCGACTTCTTCACGTCCCAAGTGGTGTCGTTGTTCCATAGGGTAAAGGCCCGGTAGTACGTTTTCAGCATCGTCTGGGAGTCTATAGAATTGGATATTCTTCACCTTAACCACCTCGGATTGCATTTGGTTGGCATGATTTGCCCCAATACGACGTGCCTCTTGGGGTGACGTCGCCCACATGGGAATCTTGTAAAGGGCACGTTGACCCAAGTGAGTCTCAATCTCCATTTCAACCATCCACCGATGTTCCATTTTTATTAAGAGGAAAGGCTTAGAGCCGTCTTGGCCAACAAGTGAAAATAAAGTCTTGGATTGGGATAGGCCGGTCCAAGGTTTTAAGCAAGTGGGGCAGAAGGCGTGATGGTGGACGCCTTGTGAGTTGATATCCCAATCAAGATGACGGCAAGACCAACGTATGCGATTCCCACTCCATAGGATTGCATCCCACTTGAAGGGGACGCCTTGGGGAACTTGGAGGGCTGTCGTTTTGTCAAGTCACTGGACCATTTGGAGTAGAGGACAATCGTGGTGACGGCCAGAAGAAAAGTTCCAATGCCGGTCCCCATGGCGGCCCACCGCACATCTTGACGTGGCTTGGCTCCCATGTGGCACATGGTGACAAACAACAAGATGGCTGTCACTGAGCCAAGAATACTGGCCCAGAGGCCCGTGTTTTGGATGGCGCCAATGCGGGTGTAGGTCGAATCGTGGACAAAATCACGCCGGGCATAGACGGAGCAGCAGGTCGTGTCATCCACTGGCGTCGAAAAAATATCTGCATGATCGGCTGTCGTGCATCGGGTGAAGAGGCCGCGCGAGGCAAAGACCTTGGCACTCAAGATGTTGAGGTCAAGCTGTTGTTTCTCAGTCAGTTTGTACTTGAGCTCCAGGTCTTTTGTTTTACCTTGGACCCACGCACTTGACCAAATTGCATACCAAAGAAGGACGACACCAACAATACCAAAAACAGTTGCTGCAATTTGAATTCCATATCTCTCCTTGGGAGTCATCCTTTACTTGGAGACCACGTATTTTTTTGCTCGACTCTCAATAAATTTCAATGGCTCAACCGACTCATTTGGATCTTTACAAACTGACCACCCAGTTGTCCACCACTCCTGGGCTTCCCCAACCCCTTTACCAAAACACGTCGTTTTACGAGACGTGGGCCGCATCCAAAGTTCCCACCGGTAAGATCTCCTCCCAGCAAGATTTGATGAATGTCATTCAGGGCGCATCCCAGGTTGGCCGCTACAATGTTTTCTCGGGTACGCGTGTTGCCGGGTGGCAGCTTGGCGTCGATTCCTACCCCGACTACCCGACCTTTTAATCCAGCCATTCCTTTATTGAGAAGATGTCTCTAGAGGTCTGGTCCAAAACATCTTGAAAATAAGCCCATTTTACTCAAGTTAAAATTTTTCAAGTGCATATTCAATTGGCCAGACCTCTAAATAAAAACACTTGTCTCTATATTTATCCCTAAACAACCGACCGACCCTTGTCGTGCCAATCCCCTTCAGGGCGATCTACCTTGTTGTTGCGTTCTTGGGCAGCCTTCAAAACATGACAAGGCACTCCCTCCTTGTCAAACACGCTACAGAGTGACGCAATGTCTTTTGGAAAGCAGGTACCTCCAAACCCGCGGTGGCCATCATGACCGGGCACCATGGTGTGAGACGCCGAAATGCGAGGGTCGGCCACGGCCATTTGGCGCACCATTTCAAAATCAATCTCCTTGGCCACACACAGCGCTTCAATCTCATTGAAAAAGGCAATCTTGGTCGCCAAAAAGGTGTTTCGTGTGTACTTCACCATTTCGGCTTCACCGTTTCCGACAAAGTGGACATTGGAATGGACAATCTTTCCAGCTGCATGGGAGGCCTCAATGAGGCGACGCATCTTCACTTCAAAGGCGACACGTGACGCGGATCCCACGCCGGCAATATGGCCAAAGTACCAATGGGCTTGGTTCTTGAAATCCTCACGCCAATTCTTTTCGGTAAGAAACTCGGGCATAAAGTGGATGCCATAGGTGTCACAGAACCCCGGTGGCACCGTTGATCGCATGACGATGTGGGTCTTTGCCCGGTCCACCACCTCGGCCAAATCCTCCAAGACGGACTTGACAATCCCCGTATGGCACGACCCGTCGGGACACATGGGCGTTGGCACGGCGACAAAGATAATGTCACATCGTGCAAGGTCGGCAAGACAAAGTCCCTCTGGTACGCAAAGTTCAGGTAGGATGTCAAAGACAACCATTTGGACAGCGTCACATTCTAAAATGCGTGTGGCCTTGCCAACAAAGCCATTGCCAATAATGCCGACTGTTAACATTTTAGTGAATGGTCAGGATATTAAAATGATGGTTTTGGTCAGATCTTTCAACGAAATCATCTCTTTTATTTTTATAGGATTGACGCGGTACGGATGACATCGACTGTCGGCTCGGTTTCAAAAAGTTCCTTAAACTTGTGAGCCACATCCCGACGAACTATACGGGGAATTTTGACCTTCCCGTCACTGACAAGATCTCGAGACTTGATCCTTTCAAAGACAGCCGTCCAAATCTCCGTGAGAGTTGGGGGTAAAACCCCTTTAGGGAATTTCTTTGCCGCATACTTGAGAACCAGGTAAATTTTCAACAAGGCATTGTTAAGCTTGGGCAAGGTCACTGCAGGTAGCGTTTCCCCACCGGGTTCCCCCACTTCAATCGCCTCGTATCTGTAGTCACTGGGAGCTTGCAATGGCATAGAGGCTGCCTGGACTAAAGAAGGAGCTACCACGACACCGTTCCGAGTCAAAAAATCGGAAAGCTTAAAGAGCAATTGGCGTTGCTCGTGAGAAAGGTCTCTCGGCCTTATTCCAGGCCCACCACCGTGAGGGTTATGACGCTCTCTAAGTCGATCCCCTGCCTCCTTTTCAAGTCTTGTCAAAAGGGCTTCACGTTCTTTTGCTCGAGCCTCGTATACCTTTAACTCTCCCCGCGTTGTCTCTACCCGATCCATGACCGTTTTATCGACGGGGATAAGGGGATTCTTGATTAAAGGTCCAGGTTTAAGCCGCCGCTCTTCCCTAACCCTTTTCTTTAATACACAACTCTGCGCATCTGGAGCCAACCGTTCAAGGAGTTCTGCTTCATTGGCCGGCGGCGGGGGCACTTCACTTAAATAGATGGAGAGCCACTTGAGAAAAATACACACCTTGAGTGCTTGAAGGGTATTGGTTCGAGTTTCGTCGCTGTCATGGGCGGAAAGAACTGGGGCAAGGAGCTCTGTTAATACCTTTTCATCCCAAGGAAGCCGCAAGGCAATGGCCACAATTGAAAAGATGAAGCCTTCCATGTCGTATTCATACTTGACAGGGTGAACAGGAACAGAAAAGTCTAAATAATCTCTTTCCAAAATGATCCCAAGATCTGCCCAACTCAGATAGCCAGGAACAATCTTGGCATCGATTAGAGCCCTTTCAAAGTCATCGACAGGAACCACCCCATCATCTTCCATTTTTTCAAACAACTCTTCGATGGGCCTATTAAGTTTGATCAATGTGCGCATAATCAAAGGGTTGTCAACAGCGGGCGCAGCTAAAACCACTCCAGAATCATGAGAAAACTTGTGCATGTCTTCGTCCGATATTTTGCTTTCAGCCATGATGATTTTATAAACCACCAAGAATTTTTTTGTCCGAGCTGGAGAGCCGAGTAGCCCCTATAATCTTCATCTTCCCACGTGCAAAAATAATGGAGATTCTTGGGTAATAGGCTTCAAGGGCAGCCACCACAAGGGGACGTGCCCTCTCTTTGGGAAAGCCAAACACCCCTGTTGAAATGCATGGAAAGGCCAAGGTTTTACACCCAAGCTTGAGCGCTTCATCCGCGGCTGACCTGTAGGTCTTGGCCAGCTCTTTGTCCGGAAACCTCCCGTCTCCGCCATAGATGGGACCCAAGGCATGGATGACGTAGGAGGCCGGCAGGGCACACCCCCGAGTTCCAAAGGCTTCTCCCGTCTTGACAGTCTTAACCCCGAGGTGCCCCTTGCACAAAGCCCGGAGGCGTGGACCGGCCCGTCGATGAATAATGTTGTCCACACATCGATGATTGGGGAGGAAACACCCGAGGCCTTGTGAGTTTATGGGATTGACAATCGCATCAACCGAAAGGGACGAAATGTCGGCTTGGATGACTTGAAAGGAGCTAAAGGAAATGAGAGGGGAAGGCACATGGGTCACGGGGTTCCGTCTCATGAGGATGTACTCGGCATCCCTGAGAATGTCCTCGGGCCAATCATAGATGCAGGTGCACCAATAAAAATTGTTTCGAGGTAGGCAAACGGGCCATCGTGTGGCCCCAATTCTTCACGGAGGGGAGCCAGCCACTCCTTCCTGTCACGTCCGTCAGGGCAGCCCAGAGAATCAAGAAAATGGTTTACCTTGGCCAAGAGACTTCCTGCCATTTCTTTATATCGTCCGGTTCAAAAAGTTACAGTTCCACCAAGAAATCCAACGCCTTTTCCAGCCAACCTGTCGACCTTGATTCGTATTTTCCGAGGGCCTTTTCCTCTGGCGCCCATCCAAGGTTTTCACTTCTTTCAATAAAAATGTCCGACTTGCATCCATCCTCCCTCGATGTAGCCTTTGACCCTGTTGACACCGTGACAAAACGGACGGGATGTATCACGTCGACGGGTGTGTGCATGAACCACTTCGAGGTCTTGGCCTTCAACTCGGGGACCTGTCGCCACCAACCCAAACCTGCATCTTCTTTCACCGATCTTGGCTTCTCCTTCACCTCTCGATCTTCAGGGCGACACACGGCAACCTCGGGCGTCCTTGACACCCGCTCCTCAAATTGCTCGCGTATCAAGCGTACCGAGTTGGAAGGCGTGGCCAAGTATGGCTCCTATGGCATCTACCCCGAGGGCCCCAAGCCACCCGTTTGGGTTTTGACAGGTGAGACGGTGGGAAACCACCCCATCAAGGTCTTTCTCCGTGTCACGGAACTCGACACCATTGAAGCTGACGAGTTGCCCCTGACAGAGGCCCAGAAGGAGTCTTTCGAGCTTCTCGGTCTCTACGTGGGCACGGGCGAGTGTGGCCTGGGACGCCAAGCATGCAGGCAAAAGTGTTACGTGTCGGGTAAAGGTTGTCGCGTGTCCACTTCGGACGACACAACCGGCGACAATCGGACATCTGATGGCCTGCCGTGCTCGTGTGCACCTTGCTGCTGCCCCTCTGGTGACATTACTGCGGTCTCGGCAGGATGCGACTTTGCATATACCAAGGATTGCGAATGGGAAGGCTTGCACCTTGTCCGTCTGGCTTCCAACATCCGGAGTGCCGTCTTGGCACAAATTGCTGAATTGCTTTCGGGTGTCAACACCGGGTGGAGGACTGCCGAGGTGGACCCGCTCATTGTTGATCCAGTAGATTTCAACCCAGGAAATCTTCTTGGCCTCATGCAGTGGAACAAGAACATTTCGGGTGCCAAGCTCACAAATGTCTTGAACGCCAATGCCGGTTGCCCCTCCATCAAAATCTCAGCTGGCCAAGCCGCTGAATCAGCACTTGCCCTCAAGGGTCTCGTCACCCTGGGTCCCGAGTACAACTCCCAGACCACCTTTATGCAAACACGCTTGGGTGTTGTTGTGGATTTGGGCCCAGCCACCTCAGACTACTACCTGGCCGTCGTGACCATGTACGTTCCTGTCATGACTGGCGTGACGCCCCTCTCCGCACCCGACGCCGGAAACCGACTGTGTTGCCTCTTTGAAGACACCGTGGTGGACAATTCCGCCAATCCCACGTGTCAACCCGCCCTCTCCTACCTTTCAATGTTTTACACAACCAATGATGCAGGGGAGTATTTTTCATTTTCTATCGACAATGTCGTCTATTCCATCACGGACGAAAGCCGTTTCATCATGAGCTTTGAGACGCCAGTCACGGGAACAACGACCGGTACCCCACGCACCATGTTCTTGGGAAACCAAGAATTTACCGTGACCCCCTACTCCGTCGTGGGTATTCCCGGCCTTGCCATTGAAGCCGTTGATTCAGATGCTACCTCCATCTCTTTGGCGGTGGGGGCTCAGGGACCGCTTCCCTTGACGGCAAGCCAGGTAGACACCTTTGGTGACCTCCACATGCGTGTCTTGCGAATCGACAATGACTTTCTCTTTAGTGAGTTTGCCATCTTCCGCCGCACCGGCTTGAGCACCTACTCCCTCCCCGAGGCAGGCCTTGTCGGAGGATCGCGCCTCTTCTTGACCACCCCTCTCATCAATGCGGATCCACCTGCCGTCTACACTGCAGACGTGTACGACAACATCTTTAACAGCACCTACGTTTACCAGAACCCGCCCACCCGTGTCTCACCCACCGTCGCCTTCCCTCTCGGCTATGGCTTTTCCCAATTTGTCATGTCTTCGGCTGCCGTCTTGGTGTCTGATCTTGACACTGTGGCTTTCCGCATAGAGTTTATCAACTCGGGAGAACCGTCTTGGACCGACGAGACGTGGGAGTTCCGTGTGCACCCCATTTCCTTGTCCCTCTCGTCGACCCTCTCCTTCTCATACAACCGTGTGTCGCCGACATCCAGTGAGGAAGTTGTGGTCCAAGACCGCCAGACCACGTCCTTTGTCCTCAACGAGGGAGGTGCGAATGAAATGGCTTTCCAGGTTGTCCTCGCCATCTTTAACGGGGACTGGGTTACCCAGTTGATGCCTTGTGACGACGCGGCGTGTGACACCTCCATCTTTAATGGCCTTCCTTAAGGATATGCATATCCGAACCTCTAAGGATCTAGGTACGAACCTTTTTGGCAAGACCCGCCATCCACCCCTTGGCCTCGTCTCTTGGCAGACGGCCAAGCTACCCGCCTATAATAAACTACAATCCTTATAGATTTATTGATTAAAAATGGTCCATGCGTCTCCATCCTATCGAGACGGGCGCAGGGAGTACAAGGTCGCCTCGATTCAATCAAAAGAACCTGGGTTCTGGGCCATGAGGCGACTTACCCGTAACCCTGCAATGCGAGGCTCGTCCCACCTGGACAAACGCCTGCGTCATCACTTTCCTTCCCTCATCAAAGACAATTGGACCCTGGGTTCAACCTTTCATATAAACTCGTCACTCCAAATGGTCTTTATGCGTGATTTGTAGCGTATGTTATTTGAAACGATTAAAAAATTATGCATAAAAGGCAACGGGTACCTTGCCACCCTGTGGACCCTGGGTCCGCTCAAGAGACGCGAGAAAGCCGTGGTAGGCCCCTGCAATATCGCATGCCATTTCATCAGGTGGTGAGATTGAACAAAAACGAGGTCCACAATTCATGATGGGGCCGGCCCCATTGTTACGTGGCATTGCCTGGAACCATCGTGAAAGGGCAATTGTTGCACCATACTTGTAGGGGAGAGACGCGTCAGCGGGAACAATGGAAGGTGGTAATTCGAAATCAAAGGAAAGTTCTTTACTCGTACTTGCAACAGACCTTGACGATGTAGGGTCGAGAAAGCCACCTGCTGCCGTTTCACCAAATCTGTGGGGATCGCGTGCAACGCATTCCGCCCTGCAGACAATACACCCAATATCGGTAAAATTAGAAAAGGAGCATTGGTTCTTGCACTTTCGACAGTATTCGTCAGGTGTACACATTTCAAACGCGACATCAGAACCAAATGGAAAGGCACCTGTTCCTTGGCGGTAGGGGCCGGCCGTGAAGGCAACACCCAAATAAAATGAAGCAGGAATTTCAGAATGAAGAACATTGAGGTCACCCAGTAAGCCAAATTGTATACCTGCGCGTTTGGCCACAATGGACAAACCTCCCAAGGAGAGACTCGGTGTATAGGTGTCAGTCGTAGAGGCCACAATGCCTAAAATGTTTACCTTGTCAATCCCCAGGTCTTTTTGAATCATTGTTTTCCAAACCATCAAGGACTCGTCAAGAGCCTTGGGGGTCGTGGCCGTCAGAGGAGCCGCACCACATACTCTGGAACCATTAAAGTAGGGGAGGCGGATCCAAATCTCAAGGGTTTGTTCTGGATGCATAGAGGACTTGAGGGAGAGGTAATTGGAGGCGAGAGACATGTTTCCACAGACGGTGCCCCCGTGCCCCGCAGCAATCGGAAGAAAGATACCTCCCACGGTGGAAATTCCATAGGGATGCAGTGACCCAAATGATGGGGGGCGAGAGGAGGGAAAAGGGCGGGGTATCCAATAGGCCGCCATGGATTTATTAGAGATGTCGCAAAAAGTTTTGATAGGTCGAATAATTTATTCATCCTTTGACGGCTTTCGCCTTTCCATTCTCTTGTCGACTTCACGGTCGGCAAGAGCCCGCATCTTCTTGGCACGCACAATGTCATAGGCAACTTGAGTGTTGTGGCGCATGTTGTCGGCCGATTGAAGAACCTGGGAAAATGCACGTCGGAGATGGGGGTGGAGAGGACCATAGCGGAAACGGTAACCCGGAATGTCTTTGAGTGGAATTCCTGCCGAGGAGCAATAGGCTTCGAGGACGCTTTTTATGTTTTCACGCATTTCCATGGCCTTGTGAGACGTGTTTGCCTGGAGGAACATCGGGTCCGCCTGCTCCGTGCGCCACCACAAGTTTTGGAGACGGGTAAGGGAAGCCACCAACTCGAGAAAATCATGTGTGTCGCCTCGACGTTTCGTGCGCAACACTTCAAGGGCATCAATCAGGGGCCCATCTACACGGATCAAAGAGGGGTAGGTAAAGGCGCCGTCTCCCTTTGGATCTGGAGCCGTCATGGACGTGGAAGAGGCCGGTAGTTTGACAGGGTTGGGTTGAAACCCTGTCGTGGATGCTGGATTCCGGTGGGAAGCGGAGGAGAGGGGAGGCAGGATGGTTTCTGGATTTCGAGACTTGGCATGTTTCTTCTTCTTGTGATCATCCACGGCAGACCAAATGGCAGCGGCAATTCCTCCCAGAACAAGTCCACCAGAACAGGTAATCAAGGCTTTCGAAGTATCCATATTTATTCCCTTGTCAAAGATATACCTCCAAGTTTTTCGACATAAAATCCCTCAAACAATATCGATGGAATCCAAAAAAAATATGTTATATGGCCCAACACAATATGAAATGTGGTCGTTTCAAAAGGTACATGAATAAAATTCCCTGCCATTCCTTATAAAATTTGTGTTGGTATGGCCTCCGGCCAACCTTACAGGCTACGCCATAAGTGTACGAAAGGTGAGGGCCCTAAAGATTGGGCTTTGCCCAATCATTAATGATCGACTACGTC